CCCGTGAAGAATCCACCATTGCCGAGTGGAAAGACAACTACCAAGCACTCATCCTCAAAATTCGCGATGCCGCGCAGCGAATGGGATTTTTAAAAGCACTGGACGATCGTGTTGCTGAGGTTTCTCGTATTCGCCATTCCATCGTAGAAAACATGATGAAACGTGCCTATTGGGATATGCTGGAGAACGATATCAAAGAAGAGAAGTATACCAGTGTCATGTGTCAGCTCCTAGAACTCAAAGAACTGGTCAAGGAAATCATTCCCTCTCGTTATCATCCCGATCTCCACGATAAATTCAACACGGATTTCATCCAACAACAACTCGAACAACGCAGTATGGATTCTACCTACTTGGTACAATTATGCCGATGGATCATGGATTCGATGAAAGAATGGGATGCAGCCTCTACCCAACCCTTATACGAACGCGAGATTCAGACATGGGAACAATCCATTGGAACACTCGAATGGCCACGCTTTCTTCGATTCAGTCTGGAACTCTGTACCATGTTGGCACTCGATGCCAAAACACGTGTTTCCATTTGGCGATCCATCCTCCGCCCCGAACCTAAATGAGTCCAACGAGTTTCTAGGTAGAATGCGTACTGTTGTCATTTTTACTGGTGCGTTAAGAACGGTAAAAAAGACAATCTCTTACTTTAAAAAACATGTTCTTCTTCGGCCTAATATTGACATCTTCGTATGTGTCCAGAATGATACGAAGGAATCCGATGAATCCTGGTCTGCCTGGTTTCGAGAACAATTGGGGAAGGCCATGCTATCGATCCAATGGTACAGCCACGAAGCCTATCCTGATTGGGTCAAACATCGCGATCGCCAAATTTCGTACATGACCATCGAAGACAGCTGGAAAAACTACCTTCGCACCAGCGGATCCATGATCGAATACTTTCAATTACAACTGGCCTACATGGCAATGTGCCAACACGAGCAACGCAACGGATTTCGCTACGATTACCTGGTTCGTGCACGTACGGATAGCATTTATGCCAAGCCGCTCGATTTTCACTGGCTTTTCTGGAACGAAGCACAGGTCGCGGTGCGAATGGATCGGATCAAGGAAGAACTCATTGAATCCAGTATCGATCCTACCCCAGAGAATCAATTGAAGTATTTCATGTGTACCATCCTGTCTGACGATGTTCTACCCAATCTAGAACGTATTTTTGCCGATTATCGTCCTTGTGAGGCGGAGACGATTCTCGATGAAGAACTAACACCAAAACGCCTGCATTCCTTTATTCAAAAAGGACGATACATTCTCACTCTCCGAAAAAATAACCTGTACGTGGTTCGCCGCTCTTTATTTTATATGATTCCAACACTCGGTACGATGTACGGTTTCCTACGATCTCCCCAGGCCGATCCATGGTGGTTCAATGCCGAAGGACAATTTCGTGATGCCTGTTATTATTCTGGGATGTCCATCTTTGATTATAGTACGCTCTATGAAGAAAAATCATTGGAATACGCAAATCGATGGAATGAGGCTGATTTTTTCGATTTGCAGTTTCGTCTGATTAATCCAATGATGTTGTATTGTGTGGTTCGGAAATGATCTCTATCGAGATCATTGGCATATCGCAAAGCGATTCAGGAAATGATGTATGATTTATGATTTACTTCTTAATGACCTTACCGTTTCGAAGAACACGCACGTTCTTCTCCTCTTCCATCTGCGTAAAGCGGTCCGATAGGTTCGTCGGCTCGATCTCTTCCGTTGGGAACGTCTGCACACGATCGCCACGAGGCGAGAACGGCTCCCAGTTCTGATCCATCTCCTCTTCCTCTTCTTGTGGTTGCTCTTGCTGCTGCCGAGCTTGCTGCTCTCGGTAGGCCTGTGCTGTAGCATGGAACTCCTCCAGAATGCCACCCAGATTGATGCTCGCACCGCACCAACGCTGCTGAATCTCCGTCCAACGTACATTCACCACATTCTGATGTGCGATCGACTGCGTCTTGAAGGGGATGACCTCCAGCGTCATGATGTTTTTCATTTGTTCATTGGTCAAACACAGAATGCGTTGCAGCGATTGACGAACCGTGCAGTCGCGATGGAAGTAGAAGTCTCCATTCTGGTCCTCCAAAACAATCTCGTACGGGTTGTTGTAGCGACGCCAGACATTGAAGTACTGCCAGCCGTAAATGGAAACCGTTCCCAGAAAGTCGAGCTTTCGGGTGATTTTGCCGTTGATCACAATCTCGGAAAAGAGGTTCAGTTGTTGCTCGCGAGTCGCCATGGATAGTTATGTGGCTATCTATTCGTCGGGTCGCACTGTCAAATTTTTTGGAAAAGGGCTTAAATATTTTCTATCTAGTCTTATTAGAATGGGTCTTATTAACAACGACGTATACACGGCTTCCAACGGTGTCCAGAAGACTGGCGCTTACATCTGCTTTGCGAACGAGACGCTTTACCTGACGCAGCAGGGAACCTTTGCTGCGGGTCTTCCATCTGGCAATGCTGAGGCATCATCTGAGCCAGTCTACCACATTCGTGCGAATTACCGCGTTTACTGGGACAAGGAGGCTCGCGAGTCGGGCAAGGGCTTCATTGATCTCCAGTCAGTTTCCACGACGGTTCCACGCAGCCAACTGAGCTCGAGCCTCTACGAGCGTCTGTACGATGTTCTGAAGGAGACCTACCCCAACTCCGTAGATGAGCTCACGGTCCGTGCTCCACCCGCTGCTCCAGTCGCACAGCCTGCTCCAGTCGCGTCTGAGCCAGCTGCTTCTGAGCCATCGGCCCCAGCCGCTTCTGAGCCCGCCGCGTCATCGGACCCAGTCGCTCCTCAGTAAAAAAAACTATTTCATCGGTATCTTTTTCTAGATCCAAATGAAATTTACGGGCATTTCTTTAAAATATGAGCCATGACCGTCTCCAAGGAATATCCTAGATCCGGCGTGGTATACACATTCGGTGGCTTTACACGGTCCTCAATCTGAACCTTTCTTAACACATTTTCTTCTTTGAATGGCTCCAATCGATTCATTGATAATACAACAACGAGAACCAGGATCGCAACTAATATGAATCGTTTCATCTCTACTTCAGCGTTTGATTGTATATCGCCTCTGTTTCATCGTATGCCTCTTTGGACGCTTCGGAGCAATCTGTTTCTTTATTTCTTGCACTACATCCTTCATCATATGATATCCCTCATCTCGTTCCGACGACGAATTAGGCCATGGAAGTGGCTTTGATAAACTCTCCAAAATATGAAGTAAATCACGAATACTGTTTCCATTCGGATAAAACGGGAAGGTTTGATTTTCTGCCTCCATAACATCCATCATATACACAATCAACGACGATACATTCACTTCTGCATCATACATGGCCGATTCATAAATCTCCTTGATCCGATCAAACGAAACCGTATAATGATAGGCCGGAACTTGATAATAATTCTCTTGTAGTGCATGATGCAATTGAATATGTATCTGATCATCAAAAAAATAAACGTTCTTCGGTTCGATCGCAGATCCCTTCATGCACAGGCTATGTAGTGTATCCCATGTCTTGCTATAATTCATATCCACCCTATCATTATCTCGTCGTGGATGATTCCAATGAACGCATTCCGTTATCAGATTGGTGTTAATAATCCGATGAATGACATCTCGCACAAATTGTAAACTCGGTAGATATCGATTGTTGCTATAGATCATAACTTTTTTTACCCTTTTCTTATGATACTGTATCGCCAGATCCCGCATGATATCGAGAATTCCTGGACGTAGGAGTCCCAACGGATTCGAACTCTCTTCTTGCACCGCAACACGTTCCACAAATAGCTGATAGGCTTTTTGCAGACGTTTATGCAATTCTTCAGGAAAAAAAGAAAACAGGTTGGGACTGGTTTCTAATACGAACTCTTTTATATGAAAACTGATAAGAAAGTAATAGAAAGACGTTATATCAGCCAACGTCAGATCTAGATCGAAGACGACATAACTCATCCGCTACTAGGCCTCCCTTCTTTTTATTGGCTTCCCATTTCTGGTTTCTTAACACGCAATATTTGCTTTCCATCGATTCGATCCGTCGGCTCGATATATTTCAGTCCAAGGAATCGAAAGATGTCCATTTCCGTTCTCATTCTCGGAACCATCCGAGCCTCTGGTTTTACCAGTGCCATCGTATGCTCATTCAACGTATATCCTTTCTCCAACGTATACTGTCGGAAGGCAACATTGAACCGATCTGATCCCGTGAAATATAGAATCGCGTACGCATACTCCTCCTCTGGCGTCATCAACAAGTCCAAACGACGGGCCTTTCCCGTCTCATCGAGTCTGCAGATCGCCATGCACTTATGCTCCCCAATCGCCAGAACCTCCTCAATGTATCCCGCCTTCTTCATTCGTTCCACCATCGTCGCCAATTGTTCTTTCACCGTCTTGGATGGGGTTCCTTCTGGAACCCGAATCAATACGTCAATATCACCCGATGTGGCGAGACCGCGACGAAAACTTCCCACTAGCTCGACACCTTGAATGTCCACGATTCCTTTCATGTAATGCTGAAGCACTCCACGATGTTCTTTCATCTCTTCATGTGGGATTCTCTCCAGAAGCTCTTCATAATATTTCAGGCCAACCACTTGTTTGTCATTCAATAGTTTCGGGTTCGCCTGGATCGCCTGACGCAGTTCCGCAATCGTCCGAAATCCCTGTTTGGTCAGTTCCGTCGCTTTCGCAGGTCCCACTCCATAGATCTTCTGGAACGCATCCAACGCTTCGATCGGATACAGCTCCATGGCTCGCTCCGCTGATTGCAAACGACCTGTTTCAATGATCTCCTTGATTTTCTTCTGGATCTTCTCGCCCACTCCCTTCATAGATACCACCTGCTCATAAGCCGTGATGGCATCACTATGCTGTTTCAATTGCTGGATGACCGTCGCATATGCACGTGCACTGAACGGCTGCTTGTCCGCCAGATCACGCTTCCGCAGTACATCGAGAGCTTGGATAATTGTTTGCTTGTAGTCCATTGCTTGTGTGGTTGTTTGCTTTCTGATATGAAAAATAGGTTTTCAATTTTTTATTGCGTGTTATTGGTTTGATCATCGATAGAATGGGAAATCAGTGACCGAGTAGGTCCATTGCATGGTAAAGTCTTGAAACGGTCCTTCGATTCGCTTTCTCACAATCCGTCCATCTTGATTTTCGAGATACGCCACCGTCGCGTATTGATACTGATCCACGTGGAAGTTCAGCAGAATCGTCTCCCCTGGTTTCAGTGTTTTTGCAAGCTCCGCGGCACGTTCACTTGGACCTGCATGGATCGAAAGGGTTCGTCTGTACACCGGTCTCTGATTGGATAACTCCATCAGAGTTTGGGCAGCTTGCATCATTTCTTCCTCTTCTTTTTCCTTCTTTGCTTGGAGTCGTGTACGCGGCATGGGCTGACTCTTTTCCATTCTAGTCTGAGTTCAATTTTTTTTATTCGGCATAAAGATCAAGACCCTGTCTTGACTAATGAAATACACCCGTTCTCGTGATATCGAATGGAACGGGGTTAAACCTCTTCCCACCGAAATTAATGTTATGAGCTACGATATGCACACGGCCGAAATGGAACTTCTCTCGATTATCTGTCGTTTACACGGCCACATGACCGCATTTGATCTTCTTATGGGTGCGGAACCCGATAGCGAAAAAGATAAAGATATCAGTTCGGTACTTGCTGCGTTTCAGGCCTACATTTCCCCTCGCATGCCACTGTCTCACTATACGAGTGCGGATAAACGAATCAAACCCATGCGTGCCGATCAACCCGTTGTCCCCATCGATCCCGAAAAACAATAAAAATTGATGAACAAGAGGTATGTATCGAAATATTACATACGTTGTCTATGGCGGCCGAATCTTCCAAGAAACTTTCCAATCAAGTGGTCGAGCCCGAAAGCTGCAGCATCTGTACCGACAAGTACACGGCGATCGTTCGCAAGAAGATTTCCTGTAAGTATTGCTCGGCCTCCACTTGCAGCAAATGTATCGAACAGTATCTCTTGACTCGACATGAAGATGCTCATTGCATCCATTGCCGTGTCAATTACAACGATACAACGCTCGGCGAGATTTGCACTCGAACCTACTTAAACCAAACCTACTTCAAACACCGCCAAGAAGTCCTTATCAATCGCGAGCGTGCCAATCTCCCTGCTCTCCAAGAAGAGGCTCTTCGAGAACAGCGGCGACGAAAGAAAGATACCATGATTCACTCCATCAATGCCGACATCGCCATATTTAAGGCACGTCGTGTTGAGCTTATGCGTGAATACAATCAAGTCTATGGAGAATACTATGGGGCTGGTCAGCAAACTCCTGCTCGAATGATCCGTCTCAATCAACTCCTGGACGAATCCAACGAACTTCTCGACCGAATTCGCGAAAAGAAAGATCTCATCTACGCTATTCGTTGGCCTCCTCGTGCTCGTGATGCAGTGGTTGAAGAAGACAAGAAAGAAGAAGAAGAGAAGAAAAAGTTCGTCCGTCGGTGCACTCGCGACGGTTGCCAAGGATTCCTCAGTACCGCGTGGAAGTGCGGTTTGTGCGAATGGTACAGCTGTGCACATTGTTTCATTGTCAAAGGACAGACGCATGATGTTCCTCACGAATGCAAGAAAGAAGATCTGGAGACGGCCGAACTCATCAAGAAAGATTGCAAACCGTGCCCGAAATGCGGTGAATTCATCCAGAAGTCGAGCGGGTGCGACCAAATGTTCTGCATCTCCTGTCAGACTCCGTTTTCCTGGACGAGTGGAAAGATCGTGACATCCGGTCCCATCCACAATCCGCATTACTACGAGTGGATGAAACGAACTGGCGGGGCGATGCCCCGCAATCCTGCCGACGTTCCCTGCGGTGGATTCCCTGGTGCATGGGAACTCGTTCGGTTTCCACGCGGGGTACGACGTGAATTTTCGAATTCCTTCTACGAATTCCACCGCATCTGCCAAGAACTACAGGACATTTCCACTCGCAATTTTCGAACCCATTTTGACAATACGTCCTTTACTCAAATGAACATCAAGTTCCTGCTCGGTGAACTGGAAGAAAAGAAATGGGGTCAACAACTCGCCATCGCCGAAAAGAAAAAGAAACGCGATGGAGAAGTACAAGAGATCATGGGTGCGTTCCGCATGGCCGCCGTCGAACTCATCAATCGTGTCCAGCACTACCGAGACGGACCCATTCGATCCTTTACGGATCTTCCTGCACCCGACGCCGAGAAGTTCCTAACTGCATTATTCGTGGAAATCAAAGAACTGTATAACTTGATCAACGATGCCTTTCGAACTGCTAGCATTTCCTCTTCTTACTCCGTTCCTTATATTGAATCCGTGTGGAATCAGCAGCATAACGTACATCACTATCGTGTTTCCTTCAAGAATTTCAAGGACGAATCAAAGAAGAAGCGGTCAGTGAAGGCCAAAGAAGAAGAGGAGGACTCCAAAGAGGAACTGGAAGTCGTGGCTCAACCCGCCGTTCTTCATCCCATGCCTCAGGCTTTGGATGAAGAATCCGATGACGAAATATCCGAAGAACAACAATTACAGCGTGCCATTCATGCGAGTCTTCAATAAAAATCACATGATAGAATAGAAATGGGGTGGGTTATTTTTACTGTATTATGCGTTGTTCTCGTTGCGATTACTGTGCGTAATGTCCAAGAAGGATTCAAAGGACAGCGAGGCGGAGGTGGCGGCGGAGTTCGATATGGAGGGGCTAGTGGTGGACTAAGGCATGGTGGACATGGACTAAGGCATGGAGGTGGTGGAGGAGGTCGCGGAGGAGGAGGAGGAAGAGGGTGGACCACTGTCGGTAGCGGCGGAGGTAGTAGTTGGGGATGGTGGTGGCCCTTTGAATGGTGGCCATGGTACGACGAGACGATCATCATTGTTTCCTAAATTATTTACCAAGAGATGAAATGATACTCATGCAGCACGTGGTTGCAACCTCTGAAATGTTAACATTGCGAGATACATCCACCAGAGTTTCTAACAAATGCTCACCAATCGTGCTCGCGGTGGATAACAGATAGGATTGTAGTGGAATATCCTCAACGACATCCTTCATCAACTGACGCAACAAATACAACGCCACCGCCTTTTTCTTGAGTCCTGGGATCTTCGCTCCATTGTGCTGAGTCTTCTCCATAATCTTCATCAACGCCGCAAGAAGCTTCGTTACCTTAACCGGAACCGACAGGTCTGACTGGTGCAAAATAGGTTGGGCTACCGCCTTTGCCTCCGCATACACGTTCGATACAATCTTCATATCCACTTCATCTAGTTTGATATCCTCTCCATCCACAACCTTCATAGCAATATCCATTGCCGCATCCACCGCCTTCTCTTTTACCGCATCAGACACGGTTGTAATCGCAGAAATTGCCGCTTGTTCACCGATCTCTTTGATTGCCTCGGACATCTATACTTGTTTTCAGAAAAAGAATGGAAAAATAAAACCACGCCCCATAATAAGAATGTCATACGACATCGTTATTATCGGTGCAGGTATTGCAGGATTGCATACTGGCATTGAACTTCTTCGTCATCACCCCTTATTACGTTGTACGATTCTTGAAAAATACAACTACAACGGTGGACGTGTCTTTACCTTTCATAAGTCTCTTCCTGGAATTGGACGTGTTCAATGGGAAAGTGGTGCAGGACGAATCGCTTCTAGTCATCATATCGTTCGATCCCTTATGAAACGATATGGGCTAACGTATCTCCCCATTTCAGGAGAAAGCCAGTATATCCCTGAATCGACGCTGAAACCTCAAAAGAATCAATTCAATGCACTACACGATGTCTACCTGGAACCCCTACGTTCCCTTACAAAGGATGTTTTGCAAACACATACCCTGGGATACTTGATAGAACAGATACATGGATCATCAGAGGCATCCGCCTTTCTATCACAATTCCCTTATTTCTCCGAAATTCATACCCTTCGAGCCGATCTCGGTCTTCATTCCTTCGACCACGAAATGGGACAAACCAACGGATTCGGAGTCTGCAAAGAGGGCCTCTCGTCATTAACGGATCATATGACCGCAGAGTTTATCAAACGGGGTGGAACGATCCAACACGACTCCGAAGTAGTATCTGTTTCCTATGATGGAAAAGTCCATAAGATTTGTATTAAGAACGGACCTACGTATACGGCTCCTCTTTGTATTATGGCCCTTCACTCCGAAGCCATGAAACACATTCAAGGAGTTCGCCATCTTCCCGTCTTGAAAAAACTCGAAATGACACCCCTTCTTCGCATGTACGCCGTCTTTCCCATCTCCAAAGGAAAATCATGGTTCCACGGACTTCCCAAGATTGTTAGCGACGGACCCATTCGTTATATTATTCCTATCAACGAACGCAGCATTATGATATCCTATACAGACGGCGACGACGCTCTCTTCTGGACCAAAAAGAATCTCACACAAGTTCCCGATCTTGTTATGAAGCGAATTCGCGGATTGTTCCCCGATTTGACGATTCCTGATCCACTCTTTTTCAAAATACATGATTGGAAATTTGGATGCACTTATTGGAAACCTGGCAAATACTCCGTGGAAGACGAGAGTGTTCGATCTCTTCATCCTATGACAAAGGAAATGCCTGGATTGTTTGTCTGCGGCGAATCATTTTCATTACAGCAATGCTGGATGGAAGGAGCGGTTCAACAAGCCGAGCAAATGATGCAACACACCGCGTTTCAACGCGTACTTAAATCGGTCCTAACCCTATAGGAATAGTATGTGTGGCATTTGGGCACTCGCGAATTTGGCAGGCAAACAAGACCAGGTCGTCTCCTGGTTCAAAGATTTTATGGAGCTGGTTCATCGCGGTCCCGACAATTCTTATTTTGAAACCTATCAAAACGTCATGGTTGGCTTCCATCGCCTCGCCATCATGGACGATACCTTTCATGCCAATCAACCTTTTATTTTGGAAGACGACAAACGTACCATTGTATTCCTTTGCAACGGCGAGATCTATAACTTCAAGGACTTGATCGAAGAGTATGGTCTGCCTCCTTCGAAGAATGATTGTATGACCATTCCCGAGCTTTACATGCAACTTGCTTCCAATAAAAAGGAATATGAGTTTGCATCCGTTATTCGCAGCCGTGTCAAAGGCGAGTTCGCCTTTCTTCTTTTTGAATTTGATCGTCTGAAGAATCTGAAGAATATCATTGCCTGCCGCGACGAAATCGGCATTCGCCCCCTGTATACCAATGAAGAAGACAATCTTATCTTTTTTACATCCGAGTTGAAGGGTGCTCTCTCCTACAAGGGAAAGATGACCGAATTTCCTCCTGGAACCATGAAGATCTATCGTATGAATGAATTGGGTCGCACAGATACCTACTCTATTTCATGCGAGACATTGAAGCCATCTACTGGTACTTCTTCCTTGTATGATACATCAAATATAGTTCACGATCCCTCGGTCTACTTGAATAATGTACGCAGAGCGGTTATGAACTCCGTGCGTCGTCGCCTGGCATCCGATAAACCCCTCGCCTTTCTCCTCTCAGGTGGCGTAGATTCCAGTCTTGTTGCCGCATTGAGTGCCAAGATGCTCGGTAAACCCATTCGCACCTTTTGCTGTGGAATGCGTGAAGGAACGGATCTTCAGTATGCTCGCATGGTCGCCAAGCACATCGGCTCCAATCATACCGAGGTCTTCTTTACTCCACAGGAAGGACTTGATGCAATTCGTGATGTGATTCGTACCACGGAAACATGGGATACTACCACGATTCGTGCATCCGTTGGTCAATACCTCGTCTGCAAATGGATCGGAACCCAGACAGACTGCAAAGTGGTGATGGTGGGTGAAGGTCCTGACGAAGTCTGCTCCTCTTACCTGTTTAACTGGTATGCACCTAACGGAGAGGCACTCGATAAGGCCGCTAAGGATTATGTTTCGAACATTCATTATTATGATGTGAAACGTGCTGATCGCTGCATTGCTCGCTGGGGTCTTGAGGGACGTGTTCCTTTACTAGATCCTGAATTCATTCGTGATTATTGGGCCATTCCTGGAAATCAACGAATGCCCACCTACAAAAACATGGAGAAATGGTGGCTACGCGAGGCATTTGCAGGAACAGGTGTACTTCCTGATGCGGTCCTTTGGCGTAAGAAGGAGGCGTTTTCTGATGGCGTTTCGGGTGAAAAATCGTGGTTTCAGATCATTCAAGAGTGGGTGGACCCACAGGTGTTGGACGAGGAAATGGCTGGTGCAGCTCTGACCTATCCTTATTGCAGTCCAACGACAAAGGAGGCATTCTTGTATCGCAAAATCTTCTGCGAGATCTTTGGCGATCATCGCCAAGAGATTATTCCTGGCTATTGGCAGCCCAAATGGTCGGCCAATGGTAAGGAAGTCGTAGGATACATTGATCCTTCTGCACGCGTCTTGGGAGTCTACTCTCAATCTGCGGTGTAACATCGAAATATATCTTTTCTTATGATCATCAGAATGGCTAACCCAGAGGAAGAGTGGTTTTCCATTGATTTGGAATCCAAACTCAATCGAAAAATCGATGCTCTCCAGCAAGTCGTACAACAACAAACCACATTGATTCAAAGTATGTCCGCAGAAATCAAACAAATGAAACAGCACGTCGGATCGCCCTGTAGTCATTTGTCATCTCAGAATGATCGAACCCATCAACTACTGGAAGAACTCAAAGTCATCAAACAACGTGAACTCAACATGATGCTACGGGAAAAGATTCCCGTTCCCTTCTTCTCCACCAAAAGCTCCTTCCCTCACCAAAACGCCGTTTCCGTTCCATCTCTCCCGAGTCCATTATTTCTTGCTCAACAGAATCGTACTCACATCAAGCATTTAAATTTATAATTGGGTAATAGAGATGAAATTCGATCAGCACTTTATTCTATCAGTTTTTCATTTGCTATTTATCGCCCCCCTGTTTCTCTATATCGGATTCCAGCGTACCGCAGTTCCCGAGTGGGTCTACCTTGCTCTCTTTTCCATCGGATGCGTAGTATTCTTGTATCACGGTGTTAAATTGATCATGCGAATCAAAAATGATTCCAGCTATTCTTGGGTCAATGCCATCCACGTCCTCTTACTTGCTCCTCTCCTGATCTACATCGGATACCACAAGAAAGAGACACCTCGTGCGGCCTATGAGCTTCTTCTTATGACCGCCTTTGCGGCCCTTGGTTATCACCTGTTTTCCCTTGTCAAGATGCTCAATATCTACTCCGAACACGACGAATAAAATTGATAGATTACGATCTTATTCTATAAATAGACCAGCAATGTCCCAACTATACGAAGACGACGAATGCTACCAGTGCATGTTATATGTACGGTTCATCGCGAATTCCAATAAGTGGAAGTGTATTATTTGCGATCTCAACGAACAAGGATCTGAGATATCTGAGGACTATAATATCATCTGGGGACGATATCAATTACCCTGCGAACACGAAGTCCACATTCGTTGTTTTCAAAAGTGGTGTAAAATAAACGAGATGGTGGGATGTGTTCTCTGCGGTCCCATCGAACAAGTCGAATCCAATCGCTTTTGCAATCAGTGTGAACAATATGGGCATTCACGGTGCTCATAAAAAATAGATGATATTATTTTTTCTAGGCAAGGATTTCCTGTAATTTCTCATACTTTGAATCGGTTTGTTTCTCTGGAGTCGGAATGCACCCCTTGCAGTGATAATAGAACGAACAACTGGATTGGAACTCGGCATTGCACCCTTTGCACGTAATCGTCTTGGTATCCGCATGAGTCTCCATGATCGCCTTGATTTCCTCTTGGAAATGAACACGCAACGCATGAATGACGCAGTTTCCCTTTGTCAGAGCCGAAAAGTTGCAATCGTTGAACGGGCATGTAAACTTCGTTCCCTCCTCTTCCACTAGCTCAGGGTGCTTCGAACGCATATGGAGATCCAGCGTTTGTTTTTGAAGGAAACCCTTATTGCACGATTTGCAGACATGATTCATTTCATCCAGATGTTTTTTCATATGATAATGCATCGAATTCTGGCGTTGTTTCACAACGTTGCATTCGGGGCAAACAAAGTGGCCGTCCTCGTTCTTGATATATTTAAGAGTCATGGTTTTGGTGCTTTATTTTAGATCGACATTTTCTTCAATTTTTTTAATTTCAGTGTTTGCATAACATACATTTTAATATGCAACCCATTAGCAAACATGTATTTGATCGTAGGACCTGGTGGAAGCGGACAAACGTATTTTATGGAATTCCTGAGAAAACAGGGTATCTCAACCAACGCCTCGAACGATTGCGACCGGCAGAAACATCTGTCCTCGCCCTCTGGTATTGATAAAGGGAGGAAGTACAAGGGGTGCATTTTCCTATTCGGTCATCCCTATTACACCATGATGTCCCATATTCGTCGATCATGGGCATGGCTCCAATGCTTGAAACTGGGCAATCCGTTCTCAATTACCAAAGAAGTATCCAGCAACCTGGTGGATCTAAAGGCCAAAACGATCATGGAAGGCCGCGACGTATTCGGCATCGATCATCAGTTCACCCAATGGTCCGGTGCAACCCTCGATTGCCCTCTTCTGTTTCTCGATTTCGCCGACATTCTTTCCTCTAAAGATACTCTCAACGCGTTCTTTGGTAAAACGCTGGATTATTCAGGATTTGTTATTCAGGAACGTAGTTCCTACACGGTCGATCCCGAGCTGTTCCCCATCTATGAAGAACTGTACCAGCGAATGAGAAATAATCTCTCCGACAAGTAGAACCATGTCCCACATTCCTGCCGTTGGATCCAAAGCTCAAGTCTTTCACGGAACTGCCAAGCACACCCCAGGAGGTCTCACCAAGAAGGACCTGATGAAGCACCACGGTCGCATCATTTCGCGTAAGAAGCATGCCGCGGGCAAGAAGGCCATCAAGCACCTCCGTGCTCTCGGCTACATCGCCAAGAAGGGAACCTTCCGACTGATGTCCAAGTCGATGGCCAAGTCCAAGTCTCGTAAGACTCGCAAGGCTCGCAAGTAAACTCGTTATCTAGCGGTATTTTCCAACCCTAAGATAGAGAGATATGTCACAATCCATGAAAGCTGCGAATGCACAACAAAATCAGAATATGGCTAGTGTGGCTGCATCTGGTGCTGCGGCTGCAAATGCATCCGTCGCTGCCGCTCAGCCATCAGAATCGATGTTCAACAGTTTCAAAGCTAATGTGGGCAAGCTGTTTAGCCAGAAGTCAAAGAATTCGCTGGAGGGCATTTCCAAAATGCGAGGCAATACATCAGGTCAGGCGTCGACTTCGGCCGCAGATGCGGCTGCGGCACTTGCTGCCGCAAAAGGCCTTGCAGACAAAGTCTCTGCAAAAGAGAAAGAGATTGATGAGTTGAAAGCGAAAGCAGAAGAGCAGAAGGCTGCCAAGGATGCAGAGGCTGCTAAAGCGAAGGATGCAATTGCCGCTGCCGCTGCTGCATTTGCAGCTGAACAGGAGGCACGTGAAAAGGCTGAAGCGGAAGCGGAAGCTAAACGTAAACAAGAAGCGGAGGAGGCGGATGCTGCCAATAAGGCAAAGATCGACGCGACACTTGCAGAAATCAAACAAGCAAAAGAGGATCTCTTGGCTCTTGCAAGACAAGCTAACGTTCAGGCCAATGCGGCTTCCGAGATGGCTTCTGAGGCTGCGAAGAAGAAGATGGCGAATTATGCACAGAATCAGGCCAATAATGTCAATGGAAGTGCAACCAAGGCCATCGCAAATGGTCTACCAGCTCGTTTGAATGCGGCAAAGGCACCAGTGGTACTGGGTGGTCGCCGCCGCCCACTTCGTAAGACACGTCGCGTATTTCGTAAAAAGCACGGAACCAAGCGTCGTTAATTCCTTTCATTACAATAGATGAAACGTAAAACACTTCGTCAACGAAGTACACGAAATACGAAACGAAGTACACGAAGTATTCGAAGATCCGGTGGAAAACGTACCGCCAAACAGATTGTCCGACAACGTAGAATCGGTGATATCTACGCGGAACTTTCCAAGATCAAAGCCAAACAGGCCATGCTTCTTGTCGATCGGCTACAAGGAAAAATATAAGTTATGATTCGATTTTAAAAATCGTATGATAACGTAGTATGCGTAGGCGAACGCGAGGTGGGAGAAACATAAAAAGCCTTGAGAAAAGGGTAACCCGACGGAAACAATCCGCCAATCTTGCAAGAAAAGCAAAAGAAAAGGCCAATGAAGCCATACAAGAATCCGATAAGCTTCGTCAACAAATCCAAGAATTATTGAGTGGTCAAAAGAGTGAATTTAATTTACAAGAACTGGTTCTACGAATCATACACCTGAGTGGAGATAAACCGATTGTTGATTTGGATGATTATCTAAATATAGAATTTGATCCACGGCTCATCCATATTATTGACGAACAAGCAACTATCCTAGCGAATCATAAACAACAGAACCAATCCTATATTAATTTTAAAAGAGGTTTACTTCAACAAACACTACACCATGCAAATGAATTATCCACGAATACTGAAATCGCACTACGATTATCGGCTCTCACTCCTTTATCCAATCGTCCTGGAATGTCAAACGAAGATGCCAATATTGAATGGCAAAAACTCCAATCCAAAACCAATCAGAATCTAAAAATTCCTATTACATCCTCTGAACAATCAAATAGTATTCTCTTTGAACGAATGAAACTTTCCATACAAGTGGCACAAGAGATGGAACGCATGACATATAACAGAGTCTCTTCCAAACCTGCTATTCGTACCCCTCTTTCCATACACGATCGAACCATTCTTGGTGAAAATGATATTCACATGATGGATTTTGTTAAATCTCACGATCCAGCTTATTCCAACCCCATTCGTAAGATGATAGGTCTTAAAATTCTTTCTGATAAAGGGCCCGATATCTATGCTATTTTTCAATGGTTATTGGATGCTACCGATCACGCATGGCAATATGCAGAAAAAACTACAGAGGAGTACAGACAGAATCTTTCCGTCCAGCAACCCCTTTTACAATGCACCATTCATCATCTTCGCTGTCAAAAAGCAATCTATAATCTCTCCATCCGTGTTCCTGTTATGAGACGTCATTACCCTAAAAAGGCCCCCATAAGTGATTTAGGAATGATACGATTTATGAAAGATGAATTGGCCAAATGGGAAGCCGTGGAACGCAGTTTACTTTCTATCATTTCCGCCCAATCCGCTGATCTCACCGATGTATATCGTAAACGTCTGGAACGATTGGAAATCATTGAATGGTTGGCCAAATATACTCCTTCTAGAGGCAATTCCTTCTTTTCTAAATACCAAGACGACTTGAAACAAACCCATGCATGGCTAAGAAAAGGTCATGTTGCACAACTTGTAAATCATCATGAACGAGAGATTTCAGCTGCAGCACCGAAACCATCCACTGCACCTACCGCTGCACCTATTTCTGTCAAACCATCCCCTATGAAGGTTGCCCCTAGACCTTCTACTGGCTGGGATCGTTCCATGTATAATAAGAGAGTGAAAGAGCAAACAGATTCGATGATTAAGAAATAAATAACACTCTTAAGTAGAACATGAGACGAACCCGACGATCCGGCGGAAGACCTCCGAAAAAATCATCTGCAGAACGAATCAATTCTGCTAAAAGAGCGATCCAGCGCCGCCGTGGAACCCGTGTCGCACATAATGCCGCTCGTACCGCTGCAGAACGTATGGCCATTGCCGAAGCTGCAGCGGTAGAAGCTGCACATCAACAAGCGATTGCCGATGCCGAGGCTGAAGCCCAGCGTGCCGCAGATCGTGCTCGCGAAGCCGCTGAGCGTCTTGAATCTCTTCGTCTTTCGATTCCCGCTAGTGCTCTAGGAGTGAATCCAAATGCTTCTCCATTTGTATCACAAATTCCCAGATCGAAATTGAGTGCACGTGCTCCAAGTTTCGTATCACGTCGTGTACCAGTACCGAATCCCATAAATGAAATGGAAGAAGGACTACGAAGACAAGAGCGATTCGCCATGAGTTTTCTATAATTCCCGAAATTGATCGGCAAGGATACCAAACAATTCCACCAATTGTGGATTCGTTAGTGCATCCCCTCCCTTTTTCGTAATCGGATCATACCAAAACAGATTCCCTCCCGTCGATTCCTCATCCACCTTCGACCACGCCAAACCCGCCGATGCCACCCGAAGTTCCTGCAAGATCTCCTTGTGCTCCTTCGGTGTATACGTTGTTCGATAGATACTTTGCAGTAATTTATAAACATAGTCCACATACGGAACGGTTAGTTCTTCGATCGGTGCAAAGAAGATCGCATCATATGGTCTCACCTGAATCACCGAAGACGACGTAAAATTCACCAGCGTCATGGACCGATTCAACTTCGACCATACTCCATCCGGAATCACAATGTCTTCCGTTATGATCAAGAGCGGTTTTGGAGCATACGTCATATACGTCAGAGCTAACGTCCAATCACTCGAGTCCTTCACTTGAAACATGGCATCATAGGCCAACGGAAGATACTTACTGATCGAAAATGCCGTTTTGGAAAGCACAATGCGTTTCTTGAAAGGCTCCCTTAGTTTCACCACCGCATCGAGAATCGGAGGATGTCCCTTTGGAAACGGACCCTGACACAGAATTCTGCATCCATGAAGATTGGTATTAAAAGCATCAATCTTGATGGATTCCATCTCTGTTTCTTTTACGGATAAACAAGGGACGTATTTAAACACGAAATTAAGTCCACCTTATGATCAGATTCTCATCCAGTGTTATGGAACAATCGATGAATGTCTTACGAAGTTCTTCCAGTAATCGCGGATAATACACTTCCTTCTTATGCAACGATTCATCCAACCATTTAGAACTACGAATGTTTTTACGCATATACTCAAAATTAGCAATATAAAACACGGTGGTTTCAGGTGTCTTACGCACCATATATTCTTTGAATTCCTTGATAATGGATGCGATCGTATACTGAAGATGTGCTTGCAGTTTCACCTCGTCTTCCTCCCTTTGATGCTGAATAGGATCAAACGCAAGAAGTTGCTCTCTGGTTATTGGGAATTTCATTATCTTTTTTATGAAGAATTCGCTTTAAATATACAATAAAAGGAGAATGAAAACCTTGACTCCTTATTTCAAGGCCACCGCTGTGTTAGTGCTCGTTGATATGTTCTGGCTTTCTACGGCGGGAATCTTCGGTCGTGCCATGATGGAACGTATTCAAGGGCAACCCATTTCCTTCCGCTACGTATCCGCGATTATCGTATACCTCGCTCTCGCCTACCTTCTCCTCGAAACCACATCCTATCAACAGGCATTTTTGCGTGGTTTGGCGGTATATGGAGTCTACGAATTTACCAATCTGGCTGTCTTTGAACGATATGATTGGAAGTTCGCGATCGCCGATACCATCTGGGGAGGTGTCTTATTTGTTTGTGCACGGTACCTGTTGAAAAATGTCTTCTAGACATTGACACCTTCGGTTGAAAAATGTCTTCTAGACATTGACACCTTCGGTTGAAAAATGTCTTTTGACACCTTCGGTTGAAATGTGGATATAAATCCAAATAAAATTTTAATTATATATCATAATGGATTATCCTGTCATCATTTCGTATTGTAATGATGGCTATTATTCTTTTGCTAAAAATATGCTATATAGTTTAAACAATACCGTAAAAAATCATAAAGTACATTTCTATTGTTTAGATGACGAGATCTACCATAAATTAACACAATTAGAATTGAATATCAGTGTTATATTTGAACGGGTAGAAAATGTTAACATCTCTAAACATTTCGAAAACTATGGAACACATCAATATAACGCCATAACTCATACGAAAATGAACATTTTACGAGATGCTCTTTCAAAGTATCCCTTTATCCATTTTATCGACTGTGATGTGGTATGTATGAAAGAGCCTACGTTAGATCATTATCACGCCTATCGTGCATACGACATCGTATTCCAATATGATTGCGGTATGAAATCGTTGGATAATTTATACGGGTTTCACCCATTGAACAATCCTTGGTGTTGTACTGGGAATACTAGTTTACGTAATACTCCCGCTACACATGCGTTATTGGATAAGATAACTGAATATCAACTCCGCTATTCTGATAAAAACGATCAGGAATGTTTGTATCAGTACTTTCTTGATAATTCTGTTAGTGATATATCATTGTATGAACACGCTGCATTATACACCTATGAATTATGTGAATATACAAATGGATATTGGGTAAATCATGATATCGGTCCATTAGATCATACCTATTTTTTACATGCAAACCATGTACATGGGTCCGATAGAAAAATGGAGATTCTAAAAAAAGCGGGTCAGTATTTTTTATGAAAAATAAATATGGTTTTTATTTTTTTAAGAATACGTGCGGCGGGCAGGGGCGAATGCGTATGTCAGGAACTGAACGACATGCAGGAACAGCAGGATCTTGAACAGGGTAAGAATGATGGTCGGAATTTCGGTAGGCTTGGGGCGAATACGATGAACACGCGACGAATCTGAGCCCGACGACTCTGTCTCACTCTCATCCTCACTCGGCGTCAGAAGAGCCTTGAGTGCCGCATCGCAACGAGGGCAGGTCGGACGCTGAAACACCGCCACCATCAGATCCTCATCCGGATCCTCCTCTGCCTCTTCCGAGTTTTCCGACTCATCTTCCTCATCCTTTGAATCACCCGACTCCTCCTTCGAATCATCCGTTTCCTTCTCTGACTCAGTCTTTGAGTCCTCATCAGACTCCTCCTTTGAATCCGTATTGGATTCGTCCTCATCCGATGACGAAACCAGTGGCGGCATGTCTTCATCTGAGCTATCCGACTCAGGAAGATCCACCTTCAAGTTCGAAATCGAAGTAGACAGCACCTCCTGTACTGCTGCCAACGTCTGCTGCTCCGTTGGAGCTGGCTCTTGCTCTTGCTCTGCCTCGACAGGATTGGCTGGCTCTGCCTGTGCTGCAGCCTCTGCAGGCTCCACTGGACGAACCTCCTCAATGGGAGGAACCTCCGTTGTCGCTTGAACAGGGGCGATCACCGGCGAATCGCCAACCGGATTCCACGCAGCATCGTTAATATCGTTCTGGGATTCGGCGTTGTTTGAAGTGTTAGCACCCATGGATGAATCAGCGGACATTCTGTTAGTTTGATGATTTTCATATTTAAGCTCGTCGCCATCAAATTTTATTAAAATTGATTTATTTTCACTCTGTAAGCATACATTACCCATGAGTGTATCAGGCAAGAACGTACCTTCTAGTACATCGGATAGAATTATCCCTGTTCCTAACACGGTTTTACACGTCGGATCCGAATGCAATGACGGACGACCCATCGTAGAATCCTGGAAATACAAGGAAGCGATCCGTCGCGGAGTTCCCATTGTTTCCTTGGATTCTGCTCATTCCGCTCCAAAACCCATTAAAACGTCATTTACTACCGCGTACAAACCATCTTCTTTGAAAGAGGTCATCGGCCACAAAGATTCCATTTCTACCCTTTCCCAATGGCTGTCTACGTGGTCTACTGGAGGTAATACCGAAGGTAAGGGTAATGCTGCATTGGTTGTAGGCCCTCCTGGAATTGGTAAGACAACCACCGTGCACTTATTGGCCAAAGAATTCGGATACGCGGTAACCGAGTACAATGCATCCGATACACGATCCGTCTCGATGCTACGCGGACTCTTGGGACTCGGCATGAAACGTCTTCGCAAGGAAATCATTGTCATGGACGAAGTCGACGGATTCACCGCACAAGAACGCGGTGGAGTCGGAGAACTCGCTGATCTTATTAAGAAATCCAATCTTCCCATCATATGTATCGCCAACCAATTGGTTCCCAAGTTAGCCCCTTTACAAAAAGCCTGTCTTCTTGTCAAGTTCAGTCGCCCTGTCAAATCTACCATTGCTACTGCGTTATTGGCCGTGTGCAAGAAAGAAGGCATCTCTAAGTTAAAAGCAGATCTGGAAGCTCTCTGCGAACAGAACGGAAACGATATCCGCTCTCTTCTCAATCAACTCGAGTTTGGATCCTCCTCTTCCGAAAAAGATTCCAGTCTCCGTCTCGATCTATTTTCCGCCACCCAGAAACTCATGTCCAATCGTCGTCTACCTATTTCCGAAGCCGAGGAATTCGTCTACGTCGATTACGGAATGGTACCCTTAATGGTCCAAGAAGCCTATTTGTCCGCCTCTCGCTCCTTAGACGAAGCCGGCGACGCAGCCGAACAAGTTTCCTTTGGAGATCTCATCAGTCGCCGACAATGGCAAACCCAAGATTGGTCTCTCCTTCCCCACGTCGTTCATTCCACCGTTGCAACCTCTCGTAAAATATCGGGTCCTTGTCCGTTCCATATATTCCCTAAACTTCTCGGTAAAAATGCCACACGCGGCAAACATCGACGGTTTCTTGAAGACATTGGACGCTCCCGTGGGCGATCCGCTTCCGCCATGCGTCTCGAAGAAACGGAAGCGATTCAAACCATCTTGTTGAAACCCCTTTCCTTATTGAAAGGAGATAAGAGCGATTTACCAGCCATTCAGGCGATCATTTCGCGTATGGACGCTATACGGATCACAAGAGATCAACTCCTTGAAGTATCAGAAACGGCGTTTGAATCCATAGAGATTCCTACCAAAGTCAAGACCATGTTTACAAGAGAATACAATAAGGGGCATTCTGTTGTCAAAGTAAAGGACAAAGTCGAGGAAGAGGAGGAAGTCGAGGAAGAAGAAGAGGAAGAAGAAAATCTAATAGAATAGTATAGAATGTCTAATCATATCCCACCTCCACCACCCGCTCCAATCTTGGCCCCCATGAACGCTCACAGCAATGAGCGTAGTGAGAAAAGGGCAGCTGTAGGTTTTAAAGCATATACCAATGAATATGCTCGTACACGAAATGCTACTCTTGCTTTCGCAGCACAGAGAAACGCTTATGAAAAATTTAATAAGGATTATCCAATGGGCGGAAAGAGATCCAAACGTAAGACTCAAAAGCGTAAGAATACCAAACGTAAGACTCATCGCAAATAACTCCGACAATATTTATATTGTTATGTTTACAATCATTTTGTGAACATAACAATAGATGGTACATGCGAAAAATATTAACTTCCAAATAGCAGTCAGACATGCTGTACTGGTAAACCCAGTTTCACATTATACTCTCTTAGATGATGATTTTCATAAGACATATAATGAGCTATTAGAAAAATCTGGAATGACTAATGAACAAAATATTAATGAACTTATTCGTATTAGAAATACAATTACTGATCAAAATCGAATCAATAACCCGACAATAGATGATTTAATTATCAAAGATTATATGACATCTAAATTTATAAAGATAACCATAGATAAACTTAATAAATTACTTCCAAGAGATAAAACATACCGATTTTTATATTTTCATGGGAATGCTCTCGCTGAGCATGAAGGGAAAATAGAAGATATGGATGACAGTGATATTGAAATTGATCAGATTAATCATGCGATAAAGGGATTCAAGATTATTGTGTCAGGTGTAAAGATTGATGTACATGATATAATATCGATATATCAGTTAAAATCGAAAGGTATACAACGAGGTGCATCCAAGCGTAAGACTACAAGACGTAAGAATCAGAAGCGTAAGACTCATCGCAAATAAAATTCTAATATAGAAGTATAACAATGGCGGCTGCTACTCCCACTTTTCTTCCTTCTCTTACATATAATGAAAAATCTCGCATTAATGCGAATAAACTAAGTCTTAATGCAACTAAAACTTTAAAAAAACCTAATATGGTTCGTGAGGCACTAACCACTCACGTACATGGTAATAACGCTACATCCCATACGGCAGCTTCTGCCGCTACTTCTGCCGCTACTGCTACTCCATCAATGTTTTCATTTACAGCAACCGCAGGTTTACCTCAACAGGGTGGAAAGAGATCCAAGCGTAAGACTCATAAACGTAAGACACATCATCGTGGTAAGTCTCGTCGTCATCGTAAGCATTAAATAAACGGATCATGTGCCCATTGCAATAAAGCTTGGCGACTTACCACACGACACGAAAGATCACCCTTCTTACAATTCGCCTTGACCTGCCCTGCATGTCTGATAAAAGCCTTCCAGCGTTTGATTTGTACTTGATCTAACTCTGGAATGCGTCTCCCCATCCAATACCGACAATACCATTGGAACCAACCTCGAATGTCATAATTGACGCTTGAATCCGATAATAATGGGTGCTGTTTCGCGACATGATTTCCCTTATTAGGGACCCATCCATTTCCCTCCCATTTATCCAGATTCTGCCGAGATTTTACCTTAAACTGATTGATAGATGGATTGGCTCCTTCTGGGGACAACTTTCCTTTTTTGATCGCTGGGAGAAACCATTCTTTGGGAAACTCGAGGATGCAGTCATTCAAGTACTTTCCCTCAAAGACTCCCATTTCTAACATTTCCCCTGGCGTATAGACTGGCTTGAATTCCGTATGGAAATTCTGACCAGGATTCTCTTCCAGGACATATTGGCCTTTTTCCATTTTATTGTCGACCGTAATCTTGGATCCTTTTTTATAATCTTTCATCGAATTGCCTTTTGATTCCAGGATCTTTACCATATCATCTGTAGTTCGAATTGTTAGAACACGTTTATCCTTGAAATGCATTCCTCTCTTGTATTGTGATAAAATTTGATTTGATTTCTCTCATGTAAAACAGACATCCATGCAACGTTATACTCCTCCCAAACCTGCTCCCTTACCTGCCGATTTTGATGAATTTTATGCGTCTCTCACACCTGAAGAAAAGGAACTTCATGTGTTAGCGACCGAATGGCTTGGATCCTCCTACTTTATTCAGTGGACCCATATGTATACGAAGTGGAGTAAGGACCGACGAAGTCGATCCGATGCGGCGGTTAGCCGCTAAAAGGAGAAAAAGAGTCGTTCTGATGCGATTAAAGGAAAGTAAATACAAAAAATATTATTTTTTCTGACGGCGGGTTCTACCACCTTTTGAAAATGCTACACGTTTTTTAGATCGCTGTGTATGATATTTATGTTTCGCAGATTTCAACAGTTGATCATACACCACTGGATCCATAATATTATTTGGTTCTGAATCATAATTCAAGTTTGAATCATTCAATTCCCTAATATGAATACTACGATAGGCTCGTTCCAATTTATCCCATTTGCGTGCCCGATACAATGCCTCCATGGTTTGATAGATCGCTTTGAATTCTCCAAGGCGTTGTTTCCAGAGGAGCTTCTCAGAATGATTGTGTGAAAGAGGTTCTGAGCTTGCCATCTACTTATCTGAAATAATTAATGAATCCACTGGATATGTTATAAGAATCATTTGGCGGGCCACTTGACTCGGGTGCGAAAGATCTATCGAATCACGCGATTCCACATATTTTTCCACATTCGGAAACTTTGCGATCTCTGCAAACTCATCCCTCCATTTCTTCATAAACTCTGATCCCTTATTGCACGCTACGAAACTAGTGTCCTGTTTGAACATCGAACACTCTGCATACTTTGGAAACATCCAGTCGTCCAGTGGCTGTGTCAGGTATGTGGTGGGATCCAGCCATACTCCTCCATGCTCTACCAAGGTCCATAGCTGAATCACATCCTTCAAATGATCCGGATTTAGATCCGGATGTGTTCGAATTTCTTCTGGAATCGTCGTATACCCCTGATACGTTTTCTTGGTTAACAGAATGATTTCATAATCCGGATTTAACTGGCCCCATGATCTCATGCATTCTTTTGCACGGTCCGATAGGCATTTGTAAGGATCAAGATGATCCGGTTCTTCCCAGTACGTCCAGATCTTTCTCGGTGCTTGGTTATACGTTTTCTTCTTACGAAATGCGATACCATACCCAACAAGGATCAAAAGGACAAGCACCATGAGGATCTCATTCCCCATTTGTTTGTACCCTGAATAAAAAATTGAAGAGTCATAGACGCATTGGATAAAAGACAACCATGATGCCCCTTACTATTAAGACAAAATCCCGTTCCTCCCTCGGACCTCTTCCAAAGTCCCTTCTCCAACTGATCATTCGGAGGGCGGAGGAGACTTCAAGGGAGAAGCCCGATGCGGTTCCGCAGCCTGCTCAGACTCCTTCGTAGACTTGTTATAAATCAAATAAGAGCCCAGTGAAACGATTCCTGCTATCATAATTCCACGATCTGCCTTCTTTCCTTGTATACTCGGTGCATAAATCGCGTGAATATGGCGACGAGCCGTAGCGTACCATGTTGACAACAATCCAAATGCAATCAAAAACGATCGCCCCATTTGTGGTAAACCGATCGCGAAAACAGGAACCACATGCAATAAAATATCTCCCGCCGCGGCGATTCCAATACGCACAACACGCGGTAAAGCAAAGCTCTGTCCTCTTATAAAAGAATCTACCAGTTCCCCATACGTCCGAACGAGATCTCCTGAAAACCATACTGTAGAAACCACCACTAAAATCAAGAACGTTGACGCACGGACGATATCTTGAACACTTTCAGGTAGCCAACGAATAAGTAGGACAAAGATCAAGTTGAGATTGGTATACATAGACGCGAGGCGTTTCCACATCTAACATAGAAAACAGCTATTTCTTTTCTTTTTTACATCATCGACGATCTCTAACTTTGCCTTTGGCTCTACCTTCTGTTCTTCTTTGGCTTCTTCCGTTTGTTGTTCCTTTGGTTGTTCTTTCGATTGTTCCTTCGATACAATCGTCGATAAAGGAACCGTTTTGATCATATGCATGACAGGCTCCATAGGTATAACCTTGACAACATCATACGATCCGATCTCTGGCTTTCGACGCTTCTTTTTTTCCATTCGATCCATCTCCTATTCACTACAAATCTAAAGAATGGATGAATCTAAGATCTAGACATGACTAAAATTACGATGTCGGACGGCATCGGTTTCGTCGAGATCCTTGAAACATTTGGCGACGATTTGACCGTTGTGAACGCAGCACGCGTTTCCTTTGATAAAGTATCCACTGAACTAACCGAGGGTGATAAGAAACTCATTAACTACCTAGCCAAGCACGATCACGTAAGTCCTTTCTTCCACCCACAGGCTCGCTTTCGTATTAAACTTCCCATCTTTGTGGCACGTGAGTGGTACCGTCATACCATCGGTTTTGCTCGCAACGAAGTCAGTCGTCGCTACGTCGACACTCCACCCGAATGCTGGGTTCCCAAAGCCCAGGAAATTCGCGAACGCAACCCCAAGCTGAAACAGGGCTCCAAAGATACTCCCGTCGCCGATTCTGACGAAGTTCATGCGATCCTTTCTCAGCAGACCCAAGCCGCACTGCAGACCTATCACGATCTCTTGGCGAAAGGTGTTGCTCCTGAAGTGGCTCGTGCCGTTCTTCCCCAGAGCATGTACACCGAATTTGTTGAAACTGCCAGTCTCGCGGGCTACGCCCGTCTCTGCCATTTGCGTCTCGGACCCGATGCCCAAAAGGAAATCCGTGATTATGCGACGGCGATCAATCAGATCTTGGAGGAGCGATTTCCTGTTTCATGGAAGGCGTTGCAGCAGACATTTTAATCCTACACCTAACTAAAATGATTCGTCCTCTGTTGGATACGGAGTATGTTATTATCAAACAGTTGTTTTTATCTCTCTTTTATTCTACGGATGAATTTCGTAGAGTCTGGGACTCCCGATTCAAAGAAGCATCGCTCGGCATCTTTCAGGGTGGAGGTCTGATCGGCTTTGCACTCGTTCGCGGACATAAACTCGAATACATTTGTATTGACGAACACCATCAGAACAACGGTTGGGGATCTGTCTTATTACAGTCCGTTCTTTCGATCTGTCCGAATCTATATTTGATTCCTGTGGAGAATCCCGCTGTCTGTCGCTGGTATGAAAAACAGGGGTTTCATCTGGAAAACTCGGAGGCTCGGCGATATGTTCGTCATACACACCATTTGAGACATGTGTAAAATTGATCATCCATTTCTTGCTGGAAATAGCTAGCCATGGGTCATCTCTCCCTGATCATCGGATGCATGTTTGCACAAAAGACCACCGAACTTCTCCGTCGCATTCGACGATATCAATCCATCGGCTACAAAGTTCTCGTCGCCAATTATGTCGGCGATAATCGATACGGAACCAATCAAATTGCATCCCATGACAAAGGATTTGAAAAGGCCGTCTGCGTCGATAAACTAGCCGCACTCGAAACCATGGTCCGATCCGGCGAATACCAGGTTCTTGCCATTGATGAGGGTCAATTCTTTACTGATTTGTTTGAGAAAATCACCTCATGGGCCGATGAACTACCCATCCACATTGTCATTTCAGGTCTAGATGGAACATCCAGTCGTGAACCATTCGGCGATATCCTGCGTCTCATTCCCCACGCAGAAGAAGTCCAGCGTCTGAGTGCGTTTTGCTCCGTCTGCAAAGATGGAACAATTGCAGTGTATTCTCAATACGTCGCCGCCTTTCATAAAAAAGATGTTCTGATCGGCGGTGCAGAATCCTATCGCCCCGTTTGTCGCAAACATTACTTGGATATTTAAAAAAGTTATCAAAAAATATATGATTTATTTTTATTAGGATATCATAATAAAAAGTTATCATTATCTAGAATGTCTCGCATCTACGACTCTTCCCAGTTGACCAAGAGACGAGCCCAACAAGCTATCGCAGGCGGATTTTTAACAAGACACGGATCCCGTCCTCCTACTGGAATTAAGGATGCGTCCATCTTGAACGAAGTCAAAGCAGGCGGCATGACCCAGATTACCCGCTATCCCACCTGCATCGGAATTAGCCCAGGATGTCCCTGTGGACCTTTGGATGCATCACTTATCAATCCTCCCTACACACCTGCCCTTCCTGGCCAAGTATCAGGTATAACCTTTACGGTCGGATCCATCATTGTTTCTTGGAATGCACCTACCGTGGGAGCTGGACCTTTTCAATACACTGTTACTCCCTATTTGAATGGCGTTGCTGGATCTCCTGTATCCACCAGCGAAACCACCTACCGTTTCACTGATCTTCAAGAATGGCAGCCTTATACCTTTACCATCTGTGCCACCAATGCGGCTGGAACAGGACCTATGATAACATCACCTCGATTCTTTGCTCCTCCCGCCAATTTATCCGCCGTTATATCTGGAAGCGGTGCCAATGTAGACCCCATTCCATCCATACAATACATTATGAACGCTGCCATTGATTCCGGTCTTCAAACCTTGGCCGCTGCCAATATCGGTCCCACCCGCTCCTCTCGTATGATGTATCTCTTGGTTGCCTCCATTGTCCAGGCATGGAACTGGGTCTCCAATGAAAATCACATTCAGGGAATGCACGACAACTGGGATTGGACATACAACAAAGCTCCTCAGCCCCTCGGACAGAACGACGCTATCATATGGATGACCTGTGCCATTGATTACATTCGCTCCTTCTTCTCGACCGAACCATCGATTTACCATTGCCCAGCAGATGTTGTCGATCGTGTTCAGGATGCAGGCGATTGGGGTGCATGGACCACACAGTGGAGCTTCTGGTATTCCCAGCGTCAATATGATGGATCAGCCGCAGCGACTACTACACAGCCCACGGGATCTGCGAACTGGAATCAGACGATTGTCGTGGACGGATCCACTGTCTCGAACATTTCAGCCTTCCCTGAACCCCAGCAGTGGACTCGTCTAACGATAAACGGTGTTCGACAAAACTATGCGACCTATCTCTGGGGTACCGTTCAGTCGACCTGTCTGACCGAACAGAATGAGAACGATATCAAAGGATCGGTTTCTCTTCTCACTGGTTCCGATCGCGAGGCCGAGATCGACATGGTCATGGACATCACCGCCAATTTGACAGACGAGGAGAAGGTGATTGCCGAGTTCTGGGCTGGATCCGCACGCGGCATCATGCCTCCTCCTTTGATGTCCATCTGGCTCTGGAAGGAATACATGCGTACCACCGTCGCATCCTGCGGAACCATCATGTACTCTCTATTGGATCTCGCCGTTCATATGTTCGAGGGTGGTCGTATTACCTGGGCCCTGAAGAGCCAGTTCATGCAGGATCGCCCCATCCAAGAAGTCCGTCGTCGTTATGCTGGTATGCAGGTTGCATCATGGAACGGAACCATCGACGGATCCCAGTGGGTTCCCTATCAGGCCGCGAACGCTGTTTCACCACCCTTCGCTGATTTTCCATCGGGTCATAGTCATTTTACCAAGGCGTTTGCCTTGACGATGACCAAATGGTTTGGAGCGAACATAACTAAAAATTTTATCTCCTACGACATGGAGACCCTCTTCTGCCCATCATTAACTCCCAACGAATCAGGGCTATTTGGAGATTTTGTCGTTGGAGCAGGAACATCCCTTGTCGAGCCTGGTGTTGCTCCTACCGTACCAGTTTCTCTCTCGTATTCAACATGGGACGAAATGGCGAATCAGGCGGGTATGTCTCGTCTCTATGGTGGCATCCACACCGCGAATGCCCACTACGCTTCCCAGACCACAGCCGTGGCCGTCGACGGATTCATTAATTCCACGTGGAACATCACACCATAAACGCTTTCAAACCACAATGTTTCCTGAAATGATTCTCAGACGTTCCGAATAACTATACCACTTTCGCCATTGATCGATTCGCACCCATCCCTGTCTCACCGCCGCCGAAACACTCTGAATAAACGACGTGTACTCACACTTCGGTACCGCACAATTATCATACAATACTGCACAATCCTCCACGGTCGCGACAAGAATGTCCTGACCCTTTTGGATACGAACCGCTTGATGAAACAAAAACAACCACTGTCGGGTTGCCTGTCGTAGCTCTTGCCCATATAATCCTCTCAGCGTTGGAACTGGATTTCCTTGAATGTATGCTGCCGAGTGTGCCTGACACTCCTGACACGGGATAATCGACGGAAGCGTATTCAATAATATCTCCATATACGTTGCCTGATCCGTATCAATGATCTTATTTCCCGTAAATCCCATTTTTTCTGCGATGCAGTGCAAATATTTCCATAAGAACGGGCCCCATTCAGTCGGAGACAATAATTCGGCCGTGTCTTTTCCCACGACTGCTGGCTGGGTCGTTCCATTTCGTTTTCCACATCCACAACCCATTTCCCTAGTGAATGACATATGATTTTCTTTACATTCTTTAGACACAATTTGTTAGAAATATTTCGTTATACGGAATATTTCTAACAGCGCGTCGTTTCGATCGACGGACCTTTCGGTTATGAGCCGAATCTTCTCCCAGGCTGAAGTACGCTGTTCTTAGCCCATGTGAGACTTGAACTCACAATCTTTCCCTTAGAAGGGGAACGCGATCTCCAATTTCGCTAATGGGCTGTTTTGGAACCCTCCTGGTTCTATTTTCATTAGGTTAAACCTCTTTAGGTTCATTGTACTTCCAAATAAATCCTCCTGCTGTTTTTGAATATCCTAATACACCCGCCTGTACACATCCACGCGTTAAGCCATTTTTCTCAGCTGCTTCAACAATTGAATCAAATGATGCGATGAAAACTCCTTCTTTTGTGTATTGTGATACTTTCCTTCCAATTGCTTTCGTCATTGCTTCACTGTGTTTTTTACGATTGATTTCTGTGTGATTATTATTTGCATAATATTTTTTCAATGATTCACTGATCTTCTTTCTACCTTCTTCTGTTTTTGCATGACCTCCGATTCGACCCTCTGCTAACGCTTTCTGCCACTTTTCTGATTTTCGCATTAAATCGCCGATGTCATGTGTTTTATTGAATTCTATCGCTACACGACGGGCTCGTTCACGAACTTCGGGATCTTTGTTATGTTTTTTTGCATTTTCACTAAGAAGTTTCCTTGTTTCTTCTGAATGCGTTTTCCCTAAAAATGACTGATTTGTCTTTCCTCCTGTTGCAACATTGTATCCATTTGGAGATAATGTATTGTATTTTTTAATATAGTCTTCTTCAAACCTAAATACATCTTCGTCAAAGCAAATGATCAATACTTCAAACTTGAACGACTCTTCACCATATTTCTTGAATGCCTTCATTAAAAACGGACACCCATTGCCTTGCCTATTATGAGATTTATGATTTGACCATCGTCTATTTGGATTTGTCTCTGTAGTTACTCCGATGTATGCCTTTTTATTGACCATATTTGTAATTTTATAGATGTATCCCATCCTACTATGTTAACTATATTCAATTATTTTAAGTCTCACACTGGTACCTTTTATGACCCTACCAAGCCATAAATGATGCCCCCAACCAGAATTGAACTGGTGACCTTCGTATTACAAGTACGATGCGCTACCGATTGCGCCATAGAGGCGTTTGCCCTCAACTGGAATCGAACCAGTGACCTCTCGCTTACTATGCGAGCGTTCTAACCGTCTGAACTATGAGGGCGTTATAGGAGGAGACGTCGGCAGTAGGATTCGAACCTACGAGGACATAGTCCAGTTGGTTAGTAATCAACCGCGTTAAAACCACTCTGCCATACCGACTTCTCCACACTCTATCTCCTTTGCAACCCTTTAAGTTCGTACCTAAACGCCACATATGATATCCTGGTAGATGAGCATCGACCCTATCCTGCGTGAATGGTTCTGGCGTATCAAACAAATTCAAGACATTGACGATCAAGAAACAGTTGCCTTTGGTCATGTTTCCCTCGCCGTTGAGCGATTCCAAGAACTCGCCGCGTTTCTCCAGGCCTACTTGCCGATCATGCGCCAATGGATGATGGAGTATCTCGAAAAGAAACGCGTATCGATTTTTATTCAATACTGGGGTGATATTTTACAGGGTGAAAATCTATGCAGTAAGGAACGTATCACTCCTCATATCAAACAAGCCAAACAAGAGTGGGATTCCGTGTTTGGAAAAGATCCAGCTGCCTCTACTGCACTCGCCGATCGTGTCGCCAATGAAACTCGACGGATCTCTGCCCTTTCTCATTGCGACGACCCTACCATTCTGGCGATTCACGAGGGGAAAGAACACAAATACTCTTGCGAATGGTTCGGTTGCGATTACTGTGAAGACCAAGAGCGTGCCTGGACAGCCGAACTACAACGTCGCTTAACACAATCCTCTCATCCCTTGCTCAATCCCAAGAAACAGATTAGTCTCCCCTATGCCTTCCGAGAAGAACTCGATCGCGTCGTCGTGCAACCGAAATGGGAACCACCTCGTTCCACTGCGGAACGTAAACCTTTTCCTTCTGAAAAAATCGGCCAAACCCTGATTCAACGGTTCCGCGATCTTCTTCCCGTCCTGATTAGTGGCTGGTCTCTATCCTATCAGTACGAGAGGGATCCCTATAAACAATTCTTTCAGCTCTGGAGGAAACTGGATGGAATCATGGGGGTGATACAGAACGATTTACCAATGTTAATTACCCTTGAATAGACCTAAATGATATTGCCTGATATCATCCAATGAGTTCCTACTTCGTCGTTCTCTCTAATTTGGCCTCATTGCCCTGTATCATTTACTACCAATATCATCGCAAGTATTTTTATTCCCTACAAATTCTTTTTAATTCGCTCTTTTCGTTTCTGCATCATATGCACACCTCTGGTTTATCTCCGATTCCTGACAGTGGCGTCTTTGATTTTCTTGACGGTCTCTATTCCTATCTATCCATTTATCTGTTTAGCATGTATTTGTTCTTATCCAATCACTACGAACTTCGAACGGAACTCTTCTTGATTCAAACCATTCTTCAGGCACTGGTCTATCTTAAGATTGGGGCGATCATTGTTCTTCCATCCACTGCCTTCATGACCCTCATGATCACTGGGTTTCATTATCGTCATATCCGATCGATTTCGATATTGAATCCTTATCTGTATCTCGGGGTTGGATTGGCTATGGCAGATATTGCGTGTTTCTTTATTGCGGTTACGTATGAATACAATTACTTTCATGCGGTTCATCATTTGATTGCGTTTAACCTACCGATCGTAGTGGACAAATGTGTTTCAGTCGCAGCAACAAATGATCCGCCTTCGATCCAACTAGAATCCCCTGTCATACGGCCTGCCTCATAATCTCTGCACTTAATAGAAATGGGTGGTCAAACATCGAAACAATCCAAGTCTAGTAATTATGCGATTACTCAAGAAAAATACAATTTTTTGAAATCGAATCAATCAAAGCTAACAAACAATCAGAAGGCCTCTCTTAAGGCACCAGCCAATCGCCGTTTTCAATATAAAAATGGAGAGATTGTTAATACAAATCACCCTTCTATGCGTTATAATAGCCACAATACAGGAAGGGTAAACGGCAATGGTAAGGCAGTTAAACTATATTCACTCCGACCAGGATATACCAATAAAAATTTTAACAAAAACCATATGCAAATGAACATCGGTGAAGCCAATAGAAAACTCACCATGCTAAAAGATCAATATTCAAACAATCAAAATGCAAAGGATGAAATCGATCGCGTTCTATCAGAATTAAATACAATCAAAAAGCTGCCTGTCAGCGAAGAAGAGAAACGACGAAAAGTTGCCCAATTGGCAGGGATCGAAACCAAACTTGCTCAAAATGACAAATTCAAACAATCGACTCGTGGGATTATATGGAACGGTGCCAAAACGGTTGCGTCTACGACAGGAACGGTTCTCGGTCTGATTGTCAATATTTTATTCGCTGCAGCTCAAGGATCGGGTAATCCAGGAAGAATACATGTCGCAACACAAATGGGCCCTAATCCAGCTCGTATCGGCGGAACCAAAAAACGTAGTCAGACCAAGAAACGATAAATAGGATGGTATCGTGTACTTATTTGAAGATCTATAAGATACTCAAAAAAGTACGAGCGGTAAGGGGTTTATAGTTTGTATTTCCAAATGAATCCTCCTGCAAGTTTATTCTTTCCACAAAGGACATGCTGAATATTACTTTTCTTTACACCTGATGTTCGATCAGCTTCTGCAATGCTCCTGTACTCTTTTATCATAATGCCATCCTTGTCATATTGTATGATTGGTTTACTCAATGCCTTTCTAATAGCTTCTTTTTGGGCATCTGATGCTGTATTTTTATTATCATTGTGAAACAATTTGAGACTATCACTTATTTTCTTTTTATGATCATCTGATACTTTCTTATCACCAATTTTATATTTCTCTTTTCTATCTATCATAGCCTTCTTAAATTTCTCTGAATTCTTTACACTACTTGAAAAGTCAACATGCTCTAATGATTTCTTGTGTTTTTCACGATACGTTTCAAAATGATTTGGATTATTTTCTCTAAATAATCGACCCTTTTCTTTAATTTTCTCAATGGTTTCTTGCGAATGCTTATAACCTACTAGTCCATCTCCAATTTGACCACCGGATAGAATATTATAGCCATTTGGTACTTGTGAATTAAATTTCTTAATATATTCTTTTTCATATTTCACGACATCTTGGTCAAAACAAATGATCAAGATATCAAACTTGAAATTCTTTACTCCATGTTTCTTCATTGACTTCTTTAATAGCGGACATCCCTCTTTATAATTTACAGAATTGATGTGTTTAGTCCATCGTCTTTTAATATCAGGTTGAATTGTTACACCAATATAGCACTTTCCTGTTATGATGTTTGTTATTTTATAAATATAACCCATTAATTTTATGTGTTGAATATCTTTTAGATTCTCAAAACATAACAATACGAGCGGTGGGACTTGAACCCACAAGGATCTCTCCGTTTGATCTTAAGTCAAATGCGTATACCAAAGTTTCGCCACACTCGTGTTTTGTGGTAGAAAAGTATGACTTCATTGGCTTCGACCCCTCCATCCTACTCATTTCACCACACCTATTCACCAACAATCTTCTTTAAACTCTGTAGAGATGAAGAACGTATTTACCTATGAATCCACCCAGGTCCATTCCGACCTCATGAATGGATCCAGACGAGTCAAAACCTCCCGAGTTTCCATTCGCGGATCCAAAGGGTTCAAGGAAGTTTCCATTCAGACAAACGGTCGCAGAAAGACTTCCAAGAAGAAATTGTCCAAGAATGAAATGGAATGCATTCGCAAGTGCCAGTTTATTCCTGGTCTTTTTAGGTCTTGTGAACGTTGCCTAGCATAGCTAGACTTCAAATAAACTCCAAAATACTACGCTTGCGATCCTTCAGAACCTTGACCCTAGAATACATTTCCGCATTCATCGCCACCGAAGCCAACTTGATCATACCCTCAATATGCCACGTTGGATTGATGACCGTAATTTCTTGAAAGGTTGCACCATACTTGGTGGTCAGCAATGTAAACAATGCGTTTCCCAGCTTGATTTCTGCAGCATGTTTCACATCAAATCCATCGCCATCAATAATGCATCTCCACGGTTTGTTCCCAATCGATTGGATCATATTGTCCACATGTTTCAAAATACCTTCCATATCATCATATAATTTTGCCTTTGACGGGTGCATATAAAAGGTTACCAATCCTCCCTTTTCCGATACCTTTTTAAATGAATGACTCGTTGGATCCGCCGCGCATTTCGGGCAGATCTTCTCCATCGACTACGTTCTATCCATTTTTTATACCCATCGTTTATACGCCTTTACAATGTCGATCCGTAGTAGAAAACATGAAGCGTGTAGAAACCGGAGAGCTTCTTCATGTTCCACGCCTTGAAAAAGCTGCGTTTTACCTTCAAAAACGTATACTGGAACTCGTCCAACAAAATGATCGAATCCCATGTGATGTCCACTTTTCCGTACATTTGAATCATTATACCAAAATGCTCGCCTCCACCATATTAGATCACGACGAGGATATCGACGGAGAGTTTCCTGTCTCTGAAATACAATACTCCATCGAACTATGCGATCCTCCTTACGTTATGGCAACTACTACTGCATCTAAGGATGGAACTGAGCCTCTTATTATTACTACATCACTCATTACCAAGTTGGCCAAATACGATCTCCGTCGTTTATATTTCTGCGACCATTGCCAAAAAGAACTCGTAGAACGAAACAAATTATGCTGCGACAAATGCGAGATCTATAAAATAACGTACCATGAAATGTGCCCCATTTGCCAAGACGACGATCACGACTCCTCACCATCCGTCTGGGCCGCTCTCGAATGCAAACATGTCTTCCATAAACAATGCATTCTTCAAATTAAACCATGCCAGACAGGAAGAATTAAATGTCCAATGTGTCGATGGGAACAATCACATGATGTCTCTTTCGTTTTGTAGCTGCGTTTAAATTTTAGATTTAGATTCTACGGATTCAGTGGGGAAACATGGTTGGATGGCGCAATCGGGAGCGCGTGCGGCTGTTAACCGCAAGGTCAGTGGTTCGATCCCACTTCCGACCGTTTCCTTTGATTTGATTTTTGATAAAACATCAAATCTATTTTGTTAGCCATATATGTAGAGAGTCGTCTTACAATGTCATGGAATACATTTTACATCGGTGCACCGTGTGTTCATGAATATGCATCTCGACGCTCTCACCCTATGTACTCCCTTCCCATTCTTTTCCATGAAATGAAACAAACCACTCCTATGAGGTTGTCTTGGTTAACACCACAAAAAATGGCCACTTCTGATCATTCTACCTTTGAACTACGACATGCCACAGAGGGAATGAAGGAACCTTCCATTTACGAAAGAAGAATGCTTCGACTCTTTCACTACATGATGCAGTTTTCGATCGCATGTACGATTAAGAGAGGTCCACAGATCAAATGGCCCATCCTTTGGGACATTTGGAAAACGGGCCGAGTTCGATTACCAGAAAAAATAGTATTTTTCTGATAAAGTTTTTTATACAATCACGAATGATACACACACCGAAGACCATATTCCTTCATACACTTCTCCATGTGAGGACGGCAGTTCTTACACGGTCTAGAATCAACTAATTCATTGGTTCCTCGCGATATCCGAAATACAATCAGAATCGCACCATCCAGCTTGGTATAATCTCCTATCTTTTTCAGCACAGCACGCTCCGCATGAATCGACCGATCATCATATCCACATCCACGGATACGTGATCCAATTCGATTGGTCGCCATCTCTAACATCTTTCCACGCTTGAGAATCATCGCAATGTGCACATGACGCAGTCGAGTCGTCATCCAAAGCGATTTGAGCGATCGATTATTATGGAACAGTTCCGTTATGAACTTCTTGTCGATTCTCATACTAACGATTGGGCACCCATCATTTAGATCGGCTGTTCATCAATTTTTATTTAGAATTCGATTCATCCGATCGTGGAATCACGACCACATTCACGGCGGGTTCCGTTGAGATCGAGATCGGTTCCTTGGGTTGCTCATCCAGTGGTCTCAAACTCGGTCTTCTGGAAGGGGCTACCGAAGAGGGTGCCCGTGTAAACAGCGGATTGTTCTTGAACTGAAGACGAGTCTCAAACGATGATCCACGGGGTTTTATCGAATTAAACGAATTAGCGACAGATGTCTCAGGTATCATGCGTTTCTTTTCCGCTTCAATCTCCTCCATAATCTTCTTCTGTCTCGATTCCAATACTCGCTGATACTCCTCTTCCGTTTCTTGAATACCCGCTTTCTGTATTTCAATTTCCTCTGCCAGAGCTTTCTTACGTTCCTCTAATGCTTCAGATAACCGCGTATCAATCTGGGTTCGAATCGTATTCTGGATTTGTGGAGAAAGGAGTTCATTCAGAGCCTTCTTCTTATGACGCAACAACAACGCCGCCTCCGTCGCAACCTGTTTGAGGCGCGCCTCCGAGCTCTCGAAGACCTGCGTGTGTTTCAAATCACCGCAGATGTCTGGTCTCTTCAAATCCGTTATAGATCCAAACAATACCGTAAACAAATCAATCGACTCCTGTGGGATTGGTGGCGATTGTTCAATCAAACGGTCCAAATCCGCACGGCAAATCTTTAAAAAGTCCAAGGAATCGATACGATCGTCTGGCTTCAATGCCAATTCTACCGCAATCAACCGCTGAAATTTACCCCATGCAATCGAGGCGACACGGTGCGACTCTTCGAGTTGGGGGTACCGTAAATAGTTTCCAATCGTCGTCAGTAGTCCAGCAACCAAGGAAACGCCTCCAATCGCAAAACTCGCATACTTCTTGGAACTATCATCATCAAATAATGATTGAATACCAAAGTTAGCCGTTCCACCCAGCGTCGTCAAAACAATAACGGGAAGATTGATCCAGATTGTCTTGCTGTGGAAGTGCTTTTCTGATTTATCATGCAACCAACGATAACACATGGCCAAATCACTCCACTCCGCCATTAAAATCTCTTGTTCCTTTGACCAGCCATTCAAAAAACGTTTCTCCTTGGGTTGCTCCTCTGCTCCAGGTGCACCACGTACAGGAGAAACGGATCTTGAACGCGGTCTTGTATTCGATCCATTGATGACATTCACTCCCTCTTCTGCCATTCTTATTCTTTCCTTTTATTTTTTTTCGATTCCAATCCTAATTTATATAACGCCTCCACCTCCTTTTCGGTTAGCGTTGTTGGATTAATCCCTTTGGGCAACGATACAAATTTGGCTTTCTTCAATGACGTCTTCATAATATAAGGACCGTATTGCCCCGTTCGTATAACATATTCTTTAAACGTCTTTAACGGACCCGAACCCTTCTTGGCTTCCAGACGCTCAATGGTTTGCTCCAGAGATTCTTCTTGAAATGGAACGGATAGATCCCCACACTGCAGGTAGGCTCCAAACTTTCCTGACTTTTTAATAATCGGCTGTCCGTTCCATTCTCCCACATTGGATTCTGGCTGAAACTGGGTCGCCTGTTCTTCCGTTATTTCCTCAAACAAGATGCCTTTCGGCCACCCTAAGAACACAGTATCTTTCTTCGTCTTTCCTTCGATTAACAAGAGTGGACCATTCTTCGTCTGTACCGCCTTGAGACCATTGCCGAATTCACGCACTTTTGCGTTTGCTGCTTGCTTTGCGTTTACATTCGCATTCAGAGTTTCATATCTCGCCTGATAGGAATTCCACGTATCCTGCAACACTCCCTTCCATTCTTCCTGGCCATTCGACACACGATCCAAACGCTGTTCCATCTGTGCCGTGAATTCATAGGCGAACAAATCCGCAAACGTTGTCTTCAAGTATCCCCACACCGACCTTCCTAGTTCCGTCGGAACCATTTTCTTTTTCTCTCCTCCCACTTTCTTCTTGGATTCATGTTTCAAAGGAGGCCATTGTTGTGGCTTCATTTGAAACTCTGTTAGGGTTATCTCCTTCGGAGGAATATCGCGGGTTTCTACATAATTCTTTTCTTGAATTGCTGAGAGCAAGGATGCAAACGTCGACGGCCGACCAATTCCATGCGTCTCCAGCTCTCTCACCAATGTCGCCTCGGTATATCGCCCACTCGCCTTTGTCTCCTTCGGCTCCGCTTTCATCGATGTCCATGGAAGATGGTCTCCTACCATTATCGCTATGGCTTTATCCCAGTCGCTGGATTCCTCCTCATCCGATTCATCCAGATCCACCACCTTTCCCGCCTTCTTCCATCCTTCGAACGTGGTTCTCTTCCACACACTTTGCCACATGAAGTCCTCTTCCAACTTAATGTGGATCGTACACGTTTCGCCCTTTGCCGCGGACATGACCGATTGAATCGCTCGCTGCCAAATCAATCGATACACCTTCTTCTCCAACGCGTCTCCTTCCACTTCTACTCTCTCCATATGCGTCGGTCGAATAGCCTCATGGGCTTCTTGTTTCAATGGGTCTTTCTTTGATTTTTTGGATTCCGCGGTGGAAATATAGGCGGGACCATAGTGTTCTTGAACATATGCCTTGGCTTCTTGAACAGCTTCTTCGGATAGAACCGCTTGATCCGTTCGCATATATGTTATATGACCCACTTCATACAATTTCTGTGCAATCTTCATCGTGCTCTTCGGATTCAGACCAAAGAGTGCACTCGCTTGTTGCTGTAGAGTACTGGTTATGAGCGGCGGTGGTGCACCCTGCGTCCAAGGCTTTACTGTTTTTTGATGGACAATTCCTTCTTTGGAGGTATGCACGTTTTCCATATAGTTCAAGGACGATTCTTCATCTTCTAGTTCGTCCGTCATAGTCGCATGGATGGAGAAGGAGTCTTTTACAAACGTGGCGGAAAGCTGCCAGCTCGACGATGCCTTGAATTGATCAATGGCCTCCTCTCGTTCAATCACCAATCGCAACGCAGGGGTTTGACATCGTCCTGCGGAAAGAGACGGTGCAACCGATTTCCAAAGAAGCGGACTGATCGTGAATCCAATCATCATGTCCAACATCGCACGGGCCTGCTGGGCATTCGCTCGGTTCATATCCAATCGTCTCGGATTTGCCACCGCATGCTTGACGGCTTTCTCCGTTATTTCATGAAAGACGGATCGTAGTGCTGTCTCTGGTTTTAAACGTAATAACTGGCATACCGCGTAGGAAATCGCCTCACCCTCCCTATCATCATCACTTGCCAGATAGATTTGAGTTGCTTCTTTCGCCTCTTCTTTCAATTGCTTGATCGCCTTGGCTTTCTCCTTGATCCATTCGTATTTCGGCTCCCATCCTCGATGGATTCCCACAGCATCCAATGCTTGCTCTAATGCTCGGATATGACCCATCGTGGCAATGACACGCCAGCCCGCACCCAGAAATCCCTGGATCTTCTGACACTTCGCAGGAGATTCGACAATGACGAGGTTCATGGTTGTCTGTTTCCATCCAAAACAAATGATATCAATTTTTACTGACGATACAATAGATATGCTGAAAACGTCCACTGAACTTTCCCTTGAAATGGGAGTGCTTTCCGCCTTCAACATTGTCGCCGTCTATGTTGCCGCGTTTGTCTACGACCTGCGTTGGTCTGGTATCCTTGCCGTCATGGTCATCGCCTCCCTCTTTACGGCAGTTCTCTCCAAATGGATCATCGGTCAACTACCCTCTCTCTCCAAGGATCCA